GCCCCTGCCCCGTCAAGGACGCGGAAGTACCCCGCGTCTCCGGCGGCGAGCCCGACGACGCCCGTGATGGCGTTGCCCGTGGCCGTGCCCGTGCCTGACGCGCCGAAGGCGGGCTCCGGCAGATCGAAATCTGCCAGCAGCGTGCCCGTGGCGGCGTCGCCAGGGGTTGCGGGCTGGGTGCCCGTGCGGATCTGGATGTTCCCCGAGCCAGCGCCGACGTCGATCGAATCGACGATGGCGTCACAGGCGAGGTTGCGCTGTGATGTGTTGATGCGAGTTGAGAGGGCCATCTACTTTCCCACCCCCGAAGCTGCCGTCGGCAGCTTGATCTTGATGGCCCCTCCGACCGAGACCTTGGCGCTGACGGCCGAGCTCACCGCCGGAAGGGTTGTCTGGGCCTGTGCCATCTCAGACCCTCAGCGCGGCGACGCTGAGCCCGGTGATCTCCGACAGGGTGAAGGAGACCTGCCCGACTGCGTCGCGGTAGAGGTCGGCTGGGAACGGGCCGAACATGACGTCGCCCGTGGTTGCCGGGACGCTGAACGTTGTCTCGGCCACGGCGGCGCCACGAAGGGTGGCAGGGGTCACGACGGTGACCACGCAAGCCCCGGCACCCGTCTTCTTGAAGTGCAGGAATGTGCGTTCGTCGTGCCCGACCTTGTACACATTGGAGGTCAGGAGCGAGCCGGTGTAGCTGGGCGCGAGCCCGTTGGCCGAAGCGTTGATCTGCTGGGTTGCGAGTGGGACATCTGCCATGATTCAAGCCTCCTTGGAGATACTGCGCTACAGAAGTTGTTGATTTCCGGTCTAAGGTCCCTCAGAGCCTCTCTCTGACCGATTGATGTTGCGCCGGTACTAGGGCATCAGTTCGAGAAAGGATTTGATCTTCAATCAGCAACTGAGGTTTCGAGGGTGCTATCTAAAGCTCCCTTCACCCCTTCTTGGCTCTGGAGGGCTTCTTCATCTTGTCTTCGGAGGGCGGATCCATCTTCGGTTCCGGAGCCTCCTCGGGCTCACGCCGAGCCCTCTTCTTCGGCGCCAGCTTGTACCTCTGGGCATCGCTCAGCGGAACGAGCGTGCCCTCGGTGGCGTACAAGATTGCGGCGTCAGGGTCGCCATCCTCGACGACCCTCTTGCCGTCGGCGGTCAGCCAGAGGTGCCGGTCTGACCGCCACTGCTCTTCGGTTGGTCCGAGTGGGACGTTCGTCTTCATGTTGACCTCCAGCCCCATCAGAGCGTGTCGATCCGGACCCAGATGCCAGCCTGGCGTTCGTACACGAACCCCGTGGCGACGTTCTCCGCGAGCGTGCCGTTGGCAGGGGTGCCGTCGTAGCCGATGTTCGTGTCGGTTGGCACCCCGTCGGCCCGGTAGACCCGGTTCTTGACTCCCGCCTGAGCGGGGTTGGCCCCTCCGATGACCTTCCCTCCTGTGATGACTGCCACGATCTCTCCTTCCTACCAGCTGAACCGGGGGCGAGCGCCCCCGGTTTGCCGGAGTTGGCTCAGATGCCGGTGACGGTGCAGAGCGCCGCGGGCCGGTAGACGACGAGCGCGACGCGGAAGTCGGCGCGGATCGCCTGCTTGCCCTCGACGAAGAACGTTCCGTGCGAGTCCGAGACCTTCACCTCGACCCCGCGGCGGGTGGTCAGCTCGGTGTAGCCGAGCAGGTCCCCCACCAGTCCGGTGTTCTCCGTGATGGAGTCGGCCTGGACCACCGGCAGACCCCAGATGCGCTCCACCCCGGGGTCGGACGGCGAGCCCCAGATGTAGAGACCGTCGGCCGTCCGCAGGAGGCGGATGTCCTGCCAGTCGTTCGGGTGCAGGATGACGTGCGACGGGACCGCTCGGCCCGTCACGCGGATCTTCGTCATCGCCTTGTAGATCGCGTCCGGCACCGGGTCGGTGCCCTTCGCCTGGGTCTGGATGCCGACGACGTTCAGGAACCCCATGAGGTTCGGCGGTGTGCCGTTCCCCGTGAGGATCTGTCCGTCGAGTCGCTGACGGAGCATGAACGGCAGCCGGTTGTTGAGGTAGCCCTGCACCTGCGGGACGTCCTCCAACTGCTCGTCCGTGACCGGCAGGAACACGGCGATCTTGCGGACCGGGCTGGTCATCTCCGTGAGCGCCAGCGCGGCCTCCTGGTACGTTCCGGCCTCCGCCGTTTCCGCGGCGGCGTTGGTGAACGTCGTCTCCTCCATGTAGACGACGGCCGACTGGCTGGTGCTGCCCGCCGGGATCACGTCGATCACCTGGATCGGACGCTGGGCGTCGTCGACCATGCGACCGGTGCGGAGCGTCTCAGGTGCCCACCCTGCCGTGGTCGCGAACACCGTCTTGACGTCCCTCACGTCCACGTCGGCGATCTCGAACGTCCGGTCCTTGACGCGACCGGCCTCGATCCAGCCGTCCACGAACGACTTGCCGAACGACTTCGTCGGGCGCTGGTGCTCCTCGAGCTGGTACTCCGGCATCGCCGGACGCCCGACGGGCTCGCCGAACTTCGCGAGCGCCTCGCGCGCACGGGCCAGGGCGCCGTGCTCGGCCAGAAGCGGCTCCATCGCCTTCATGCTGTCGTTGAGCTCGGCGTCGATGGCCTGGAAGTAGGCCACCTTCGTTGCCGAGTCACCGTCGATGGCGGTGACCTTCGACATGTCGAGCTCGTCACCTGCCTGCTCGAGGATCGTCTTCAGCTCCTTGCGAAGCTTGGCGACCTTGCCCTGCAGTTCCTTCAGCTTGGGATTCACTCTCCCTCCTCCTCCACCTCGTCGTGCTGGGACGAGAGCATCATCGAGGCACGCGCAAGGGTGCGCTGCGCCTTCCTGATCTCCGTCTTGACAGACGGCTGCACGAACCTGTCGCGCAACCGGGCGAACTCGGGCTCCAGCTTGGCGAACGCTTCGCGCTCACCCTCGCTCATGCCCTGGTCGGTCCGCCGCGAGTCGGTGGCCCGAGCGACCGTCTGCAACCAGGCTGACATCAGCTTCAGCTGGTCCTCGACGGTGCAGGTGATGATCGTGTCGTTGATGGCCTTGACGATGGACTCTGGCTCTTCCCAGTCCATGGTCTCGAGGTTGAGCCCCTTCGCGACCAAGGTGCGGGTGCCAATCCCCGCCCCCAGGTGGACCGGGCAAGCCTCGTGGACCTTCAGCTTCTTGAGGAACTGAACGTCCTGCTCGGGGTCGCCGAACTGGCCCTTCTCGGCGTCCACGATGTCGTAGTGGTAGGACCACTCACCGAGCTCGCCGAGCTCCTTGACGGTCTCGAAGGTGTCACGCCCGTGGGTCGTGCTCATGAAGAACTGACCCTTCAGCGTTGCCTTCTCGCTGTCGGCGTCGATCACGCCCTTGCCCACCGGGAGAGCGACACCCCGGGTGCTGGAGTGGTTGTATGCCGAGATCTTGACGGGTGCGCCGTGATCGAACGCTCCCGGCAGGGTGACGTCCTTGTCGTGGTCGACGACGTTGAACGTTGAGAACACGGCTTCCACATACCCCTGGTCGCCCTCAACCTTGACGTCGCTCAGGGTCTTGGTCTGACTCAACTTGCCTCCCTCCTGTGTGTCGCTGGAGGCATCTGGCCCCTGCGACGTCGGTTGCTGGAAAACTTGTGGCATCAGGTCACCGTCCCCGCGACAGGGGCGAAGGAGAGCGTACCGCCGGGATGCTCCGACGCAAGCTCGATATCGGCGTCATCAAAGGTGAAGATCTGGCCGTCGCGCGCCTGGCACTCGTCATCTGTCTCGCCCGCCCCCTGCGCGTCGAACGCCTGGGCGTGGGTGATGCCCTCAGCCGCGCGGTAGCCCTCCAGCGCCGCAACGTTCTGCGCATACTTGGTCTCGGTCTTCGCGATGAGGAACGACCGATAGCGCGTTCCAGCGAACCGGAAGCGCCCGGCGGGCACGTCATGGCGGATCAGCCGGGCGACTTCAAGGATGCCGCGCCCCTCTGAGCGCGCTTCGGTGATGATCCGGCGCAGATTGCCACGAGTAGCGCGCTCGATGTCGACCAGCCCGGCTCGTGTACCGCCTCTGGCTAGCACCTGACGCATGCGGGGGTCGGGGATGCTTGTGTCGTATCCCAGCATCGTGTTGAACGTCTCGAGCGTCGCCCCCGCCACCCTGGCATAGTGGCGCTCGTAGGACGGCCGTAGGACCCTCGTCGAGAACATCCCCAGCTGCATCTCCTGCATGATGGCCCGTACGAGGTCCGGTTCGGCCGCTTTCGTGGCCAGTTCGGTGTATGCGGCAGCCGCTTCAGCGCCGAGCCCTTGGAGAGCCCGATAGAGCTCCTGCTCGAAGGGCTTCGAGAGGGAGACGATGGCGCGCAGGAACGCCCGCATCAGCCGCTGCTGAGCGCGCGCAGTGATCCGCGGTGCGGCCTTCGGGCGCGGAGGGGTGAGAGTTGTCAAGCGGTGCTCTCCATCTCCTCGCGCATGCGAGCGATCTCCTCGGGGGTCATCTCAGGTGGGGTGCCGTTGGTGTTGGCGGGCGGCGGCTCGGGCTCGGGCTCCTGTCCGAGAGCGTCGGCGCGAACCTCGACCATGTTCATCGGTCGCAGGTAGATGTCGTGCTCCGGCCCGGCCTCGCGGCCAGTCTCGCGCCGGTACTCGGAGAGCATGATGGCCCCGCCGTTGAGCTCCTTCAGCTTGCGCTCGACGATCTTGTTCTCGTCCTCCTGTAGGACACGGACCTCGTCGAGAGAGAAGCGGCATCGCCATGCGGTTAGCTCCTCGCCCTCG